TAAATAATTTAGTTTTCTGTTTTTTTGTTAAAATTTCTCTTGTTGAAACATCAGCCCCAGGTCTTCTACGAGTAACTGTTTTACCTCTATCTGGTGATTCGTATATCCATCCAGAACTATTAATTTTATTCATTTATTATTTTATTTAATCGTTTACTTACTGCTTGGTTTACTTCACCAGCAAATTCTTCTTTAGTTTTTATATTATTATTTTTAGTAATATAATTTTTATATTGATTTAAACTATGTTTATAATTTTCTGTTACTACTAAATTTTTAACTATGTACTGATTAATGTCTTTACCTTTATTAAATTTATAGTAATCTAATAAGTTCATTATAAATGTATCATCAGGTCCGTAATGACCCAAGTCATATTTAAAACTCAACATAATTTTTAAATAAATCTGATGTTAATAAATTACACCAACCAGAAGCAAACTTAAATCTTTGTTCGTTTTTAATTAACTGATAGTTCTTTTCCGTTATGTTTAAATAATTTATAACCATCAAACCCAAAATAATTATCGTGTGATGCTGGTGTATTCATGTAATCTTCATTAACTAAAACATCCCATGTTTCATCCCATAACCTATGTATTTGAGNTGTTATAATACAATGTTTATCTTCAACTGATTTATGAGCTACAATTAAAGAAGCAATAGCATTATCTGGGAATATCATATCACTGTCAAACCAAATAAAAGCATCTACTTTATCTTTATATTGTTCTAAAAACATAGTTTTATAACTAAAAGCACCTAATATTTTTTCTTCAAAATTTATGTGTTCATCTAATGTNCAATATTCTTTTACAATATTATTTAATTCATTAAATCTATCAATAAAATAACCAGGATTAAATACGCTATCTTTCCAATTATAAAAATAATTAGATAAATTTAAAAAAGGTGAAAATATAATTTCATCATCGATATAATTAAGATTTCTTCTTAACTGGTGTATAAAATGTTTTGATAATTATCTATTTCATAAGGTGATATGTGAATACTTATGTGATATTTCATAAATTATTAATTTTAATTAATTCATCAATCCATTCTTCAATTCGTTTGAAGAAATTACTATTTTTTAATGCTCTTTTATAATTAACCTCAATAAAACCTTCCATATCATAATAATCTTGAGGTGTTAATTTATTAATAATATCTACTAATTCATTTTCATCTTCAAAATGTATAATACCTCTATCATCATAAAAATCACCTATATAAGGAGCACCCCAATAAATTGGAATGGTTTTAGTACAAAAACAATCTATAATTTTATCTGTAAAATAATTATTGTGCCTTGAATTTTCTACTGCTACATGGAACATAGCATTTCTATTCCACAATTCTTTTTTACCTTCACCTTCAATTGGGTTACCATTTGGTAGATCATCACCATCAGGTCTATTATTTTTTTCATGATTAAAATCACTTAAATAAGGATACCATTTATGTGGTATTTTTATTTCTGATTCTTTATCAAATATTCTATGTCTTAAATGATGACCTTCAATTTTATTTAGTATACCTCTTAAGAAGTTAACTTCAAATACTCTTTCTCTATCTCTCTGAAATTCCATACAATAATCTAAGTCAATATTTCTTTCACCATGGGGGAATATTGCTGAATTAGGTAAATTAATGTCCGAGTTCCAACTTAATACAGCTGAGTATAAATGTCCATACTGTTTAGCATAATTATGTAAGCCAAAAAATTCATTAGGTTCATTAACTAATAATATATTAATTGGATTTATAGCTAATTCTTCAGGTGTACCAGGTTTATCATTAAAAATTGTAATGGGTTTATCTTTAAACCTTTCAATACTACCTAACCTTTTCTCATACCTTTCTTGAGGTATAAAATTACTAAATATTACCATGATACCTCCCAATCTTTAAATTCAGCAGCAATGCAATCAATCTTATAATCTTTTCTACCGCCTGATTGTTCTTGGATCTTATTTTTAGCAATATTTCTTATACCATTTAACCCATGAGTAAGTCCTAAATTGCCATCTCCGGTTCCCGCTCTGTATTTAGTTTCATTATGCCATATATGAAGATTCATTTGTGAAAGAACAACTATTGCCCTAACATCTTCACCTGTTAGTCTTATATTTTCATCATTTAAAATTAATTCAATATCATGTACTATTTCTTTAATTTCTTTAGCATATTCTTTTTTATGTTCAGTAATAAAAACTTCTTTAAGTTGAACTATAGATAATCTATCAACTAACTCAGCTAATGTAGGTAAGTATTTTCTACTCATAATGTATTATAATAATTGTTTTGTTTAACTTGTTTTTCTATATCTTTTGGATGATATAATGCAAATTCTTCTGCTGCGTGTAAATCAGAATAATGCTCAAAGCCAGTAAGAACTTCATGTACTTTATTTACCCATTTAATTTTAGGATGATTTTTATAAATTCTCCATTGGAAATCAGGCCAATTAACCCACCCATTTTCATCAACTCTCCATCTCCATTTACTGACATATTCATCAGTTAAACCATGCACAGTGTTAACTCTAGGAACTCTAATAACTTCATTTTGTGGGTTTGAAATTAATATCTCTGGTAAAGTTTCGATTAAATATTCATGAGGCATTTCATCAGCATCAATTTGAAATATCCAATCACCATTACACATACTAGTTAGCTTATTTTTCCAATTAGCAAAATGACCATCAAATTCCCCAGGTAACCAAGCAAATTCTCCATTAATTGATTTTGCTCTTAAATATTGTTCTATACCCTCATGACCATTTACAATATCATATAATATAACAATATCATCTTCTGGTCTTTTATTTTTTAGTAGAAAATTTACTAATCTTTGTATTTCTACAAATTCATTACAAACTGTTATAGCATAACTTATTTTTATATTACCTTCCATTCCATCCATTTGGTTTATATCCTATGTTATTATATTCTATTATTGTGTAAATCATAAAAGTAATAGTTGAAAAAACTAATACCTTCCAAATTTCTTTATCTTTTTTTGGTCTTTTATTATCATTAATATTAATAGCATCAAATAAACTATCTGATGCTGGGGTTTGATCAATATATTTAGGTGAGCAACTGCTAATTAATATAATTATACTAAATAATAGTGATATAACCTTTTTTCTCATGTTATAAGCTTTGAATATAATCTAATAATCTATCTTTAGGTTTCCAACCTAAATTATTTAAAGCATCATCATTTTCTCTTAATGTTTCTCTATAATTTCCGGGTTGATCAGGAATATACATACATTCTACGTTAAATTTTTCCTTAAACATTTGATATACCTCATTTATGGAATAATTATTTCCTGTTCCTAATTCCCAAGCATCTTCATGTGTATATCCTTCTATTCCTATTTTATAAAGTGCATCTACTATATCATCAATATGAGTAAAATCTCTACGTTGCTCACCATCACCTACAATTGTAATAGGTTCACTATCCCTAACTTGTCTTCTCCATTTACCTATAACAGCTGCCCAATCACCATCTACAATTTCATGTGGACCATAAGCATTATAAAATCTACATATTTCTACATCTAAACCATATACATGTTTATATAGTTTAAAAATTTCTTCACCCATGTGTTTAAAACATGCATAGGGGGATTTGAAAGGATTATGCCATCTAGATGATGATCCTGAGTATATTACTTTTGTATTTGTTTTTTTAGCCCACTCGGCTATCCTTAAACACCCTTTAGTATTTACTTTAAATGTTTCTTTTGGATTATCAAATGAAGGTTGAATTCTAGACAATGCTGCTAGATGATAAATTACATCATATCCACCATTAAACCATTTAATTTTTTTAACATCAAAATCATAATAAGTACAACCTTCTTGATGGTTTTCTCTTAACCCAGCATCATAATTATCTATAGAAGATACCTCATGACCTTCCTTAAGAAGTTTTTTAATTAAATTTGTACCTACAAATCCGGCTCCACCTGTTACTAATATTTTACTCTTCATTATTAAATACTCCTATATAATCTAATGCTTCAATAAAATCGTTTTCTTCAAATTCTTTTATTGTTTCCATATCCATTCTCCATTCATAATGTTTTCCGGGTTTATGAGGAATAGGGTATTTTTCTTTTTCTTTTTCTTCTACTGGTACTGCTAAAACACCTGCCCATTTCCAATTCTCATAACTATTTCCATTAGCAAACACCATTCCTTTTGTTGGTATGTTTACAGTTTGGGGAATCCATACTAGCCCTTCTTCATCTTCTCCAGCTAATTCTTTATATAAATTAGGAAGAATTTCCATTTGTNCATCAAAAAATATTTCACCTTTTTTCATTTTTGAGTTAGACTGAAATCCACATCCATAACATTGATAATTTTTTATTTCACTGTTTACTTCCTGTACATAACAAGCATTTGATCCACATCTAGGACAAGTTGATAAATTATCTGCCATTTTATACTTTTTTTAATTTAGATTTTTTAGGCATTTTAATTTTAGACATACTAGGTAATTTTAACTCCATTTTTTTAGGTACTTTAATAACATCATTATCCATAATGTTTTTTATTTGATTTCTCATAACTTTAAATGAGAAATTTTTTCTAGAATGATTACCTTGTCTTTTTGCCTTTTTTACCCATGATTTATAATCTTCAAAAACATTATTAATATTAAATCCAATATCAGCTGGATTAGGATTAAACCATTGTGATTCTTGTAAAATCATATTTTGCACAGCTGCTGTTGGGTGAACATTTTCTAATTTTCCGTTAACTAAAGCTGTATTTTGTTTTTGTAAAAAATCAATATGTCCTGACCAATTTGATACTATTATAGGTTTATCTGCTGCTGTGAATTCTAACAACGGTCTACCGTATCCTTCTCCTTTAGTTAAAGAAACCATAGCTTTAACTTTAGGGTGGTTGTATAATTCATTAATTTCTTTATTAGTAAAATTCCCATGAAGTAAATAAACATTAGGTAATGATTTTGCCTCACCTATACTTTGTTTAATTATTTGAAGTCGTCTCATAACTTCTGCTTTATCCATTATACTACCATTACATACACTACATTTTAAAATTAAGGCAGGAGCATTTTTTCTATTTTTAAATATTTCATAAAAAGCCTTAATAGTTAAACCTATGTTTTTNNTATCCTGGCCTATGTCTCCTTGCATCCAATGTCCTACATTTAAATAAGCAAATTTTTCTGGTATTGAATTAAGGGTATCATGTAATTCTTTATTAGTAAATTCTTTAGTTTTATTGATAAACATCAAGATCTAATCCCTCAATTAAAACTTTTATTGGTCTTTTTAAGTTCAACAACATCATTAGGGTTATTATCTTTATGAAATTTAGAATTTAAAAATGTATTTTTAGAATGTTCTGAAGATGTTAAAATTAAATCCATACGATTACATCCCTCAATCCAACTACCATGAACCAAGGTTGTTTCCATTCCTGCAGTTAAACCTATATTATATTTTCCAACTGGTTGGAACTCATTAGGAACTGTTATTTGACACCAATAATCAGGTTGTTCTGTTAAATGAGGAATAATATGTTTTGATAAAAACCCCCATTCCTCTTTATTATTTTCTATAAATCCCTCAGCGGTTTTACCCCATCTTTGAGCTAAAATAGATACGTTATATTCATCTAATTCAATTAATGCTTTAACAAAATCTCTAGCTCTAGCTCCATAACCACTGTAAGTATCAATTGGACAACTTATTGCAAATGTATTTTTCATATTAATATAATAACTTATGATTTAAAACTTTATTACTTTTCTCATCATCTCTATGGAATGTAAATTTAGATCTTGGTTTCCAAGTACTAAATAACTCTTCCATTCCTTCAATAACTCTCTGACCCATTTTTTCAGCTGTGAATCCAGCTTCGTCACTTAAGGCCCATTCTTTACCTTTATTTCCTAATTTTTTCCTTTCACTACTAGGTAAATCATATAATGCTCTTATTTGTTTAGCAGCATCCTCAGAACTACATCTATCATCATAAATGTAAGGTGTTTTAGGTGAACCTACTAATGAAAGATTAGTTGGGTAAACTGGAAAGGCCCAATCACCATGTTCTGTATATGTTTTTCTATGGTTAGAAGGAATGTCTGGTGAATTTACATACCATTTTCCTTTATCATCTATAAATCTCATTTGATCTTGCATCCCTCCTGTTACATTAGCTATAAAGGGAGTACCAGTAAGTAATGACTCAGTTAATGCTAACCCCCAACCTTCAGCAGATGAGAGTAATATTACAGCATCAGCAGCATTATATATATAATTCATTTGTTCAATAGATAATTTATCACTAGATATTGTGATATTTGAATCTCCCTCAGGAAATAAGAAATTAATAACTGCTGGTAAATCTGTACCATTATTATCTACAGCTGCTGTGTGTAATATAAACTTACATTTGCTTCTTTCCTCTTTAGATAAAGTATCTAAAAAGAATTTCCAAGCTAAAATAGCATCAGGAATGCATTTTCTTCTAATATTTCTTGAATTAAAAAATAGTACAAAATCTTTACCTTCTCTAAGTTTGTATTGATTTGAAAATTGGATATAATTCTTATACCCTGGGTCATTTTCTTCTATAGGGTAAAACTTTTCATGATTTAAACCATGAGGGATGTATTTTATAATCTTTCCTTTTGCTTTATCCCCTAGTACTAATTCATTTATACATTTAGTTTGTTTTGATATACCAAACAAAGCATCACAAGAATCATAAAATTCCTGATTATACATTGGAGCAGGAAGATCATCCCAAATATTTAAATAAGCTATAGGTATTTGATTTCTAATTTCATCTTCAATGGCAAATAACCATTCAAAATATCTAGGATCAGTAATTAAAAATATAGCATCTGGTTTTTCATCTTTTATTATTGCTCTAACTAGTCTTTCATCTCCATAACCATCTGTAGGATATAATTTAACATATGAATCTTTAAGACCTGTGTGAGTATTAGTATCTCCACTTAAATCTTGAATTTTACCTTTATCAGGATGATTAATAGCCCCTGCTATTTGTACCCAATTATATTTATGAGCTGTGTTTATTACTGTTTCTCTACCTACTTGAGCAACTCCAGAATGAACTCTAATATCATCTGTTATAAGAAGAATTTTTTTTCTATCTTCTTGTTTGATGTAACCTTCTTTCATTTAAAAACTATTTTTGTTATTACTTATTTAATTTTAATTCTACCTGAGAGTTAATTTTTTTTCTAAAATCTTCATCAGATAGATACAAGAACAAAGAGCGATCTGCTAGTTTTTGAAAACTGAATTTCCTTTTTACACATTCAATTTTAAATTCATCAAATAATTCACTTTGTACTTTTACACTAGTAAGTGTCATTTCTTTTTGTGCCATAATCTTTATTTTTAATATTATATTCGTCTATACATATATGCAGATTAAAGAGATTTACCAATCGCATCGCATAAAATTTTATTATCTTTAAAAGGGCAAAATGTACAATTCCATTTACTCGGTTTAGCATGGAATGTAGTATCTTTATATGACCCATCCAAGTTAAAAGCTTTATTTATAAAATCATTTAAATTATTTGTTGCCTTATTTATTTTTACTTTACCAGAAGCAGGTACATGTATTTGAATTCTTTTTTGAGGATAATCACCTTCAAGGTATACTTTTCTTCTTACTATAAAAAATTCAATATCAATATTTTCAATAGGAATATTATATTGTTTACTAAAGAAATATTTATAAAGTACTAATTGGAATTGTTTACTTTCATCTTTTTTAGTGTACTTATTCCATCCTTTAGTTGATGTTTTTATATCGATTATTTTAAATGTATTTGATGGTTCATGGTACATTACGATATCTAAATAACCCATGTATTTAACGCGGTTAATACGCATATTAGGCGCAATAACTATTGGTATTTCACAACCTACTAAATGCCATCCTTTTTTACTAAAATACCCACCTTTTTTCTTTTTAAAATTATTTAAGATAGCTTTACCATCCTCAAAAAATTCTCTTAACTCTTCGGGTGAACTGAAATGTTTGCCTTTATTTTTCTTATAATCATTAGCATAACATTCCCTTAAGGTGTTTTCAAATAACTCTTCAATATCAATTCTGTCAGCTTCTGCACCACTTTTTTTATACATCACATCTAAATAATGCTGTAGTACTTCATGTAAAGCAGTTCCAAAAGTCATATGAATACTCTGTTCACTAGTTTTATGACCATCTCTATATTGAAGGGCCCATTTTTTAGGACACTGAGTAAACATAGATAATTGAGAGTATGATATATTTTTCTCAACTGCAAAATTAAGAGGTTGAGGAGGATTTTCCCTAATATCCCTAACTATTATAGGTATTTTCTTTTTAGCCAAAATTTACTTTTTCCATTTATCTCTTCCAACTAATAGCCCTATGATACCATAGTTAGCTATGTCAATAAAAGTATCTTCCATACTTTCACCTTTAACATAGTTTTTACCATTAATTAAGAGATTTTTAAGTCTACTAATTTTGTCAGTTAGTCTAATAGCTAACCCAGTTAGAGAAAATTTCTTATCATTAGGATTTTTTAAATCACCCCCTAAAGAAATATTATTTAACCCATAATCCATATGTTTACGGGCAAACATTTCATACATTTCATCCTGGATGTTTTTAAATTCTTTAGATAATTCAGGGTATTCTTCCTCAAAGATTGTAATTGTCTGATTTATTTCGTCTTCAGCAATATTTTTTATTCTTTTAGAATCCATTATTTCTCTATCACTCATATCTTCGTAGTATTTTTTGACTATGTCACTCATTAAATTACTTCTTTAGCATTACTTTTAAAATACTTATCTAAAACTTCTAATCTTTCATCTGCAGATGCTAGTAATCTAAGAGCTTCATCGCAATTATCCCAATAATCTTTAGTTGAATGATCTCCAATTCCGGATGCATGGTTTGTTAATAGTTCAATACTAGCTAATGCTTTATTTTTATCTGCTTCAGCTGATGATTTTAAAAATTTATATACTTGTAAATTCATATTGTTTTAATTAATTTATTAATTTCTTTTTTTTCTAATCCTACAGCATTAAGTATATTTAATATACTTTCTTTTCCTAGTACTGGAATATACGAATTTGCTTCGCGTAATCCAATCTCAAAATATTTAGATATTACTTTAGATAATTCTTTAGTATCCTTTTTATTTTGATTTTTAATATATTTATTCCATATTTTTTTCTTAGGTATATTTTCTTTATAAAAATTATAAATACCTATTTTATCAGTTGGATGAAATTTTTGTGCTATGTTAACTAAATCAACATAACTCATATTCATAGATAAAAACCTATGAACCATATAAGAATTCCAGTCATCCCAATCTTTTTGTTCAAATTGAGATGCCGGGGATTTCTTAACAGTAATTTCGTCTAACCAATTAAATACAGTCATCTGCGTACTCCTCTTTTAAATCTGGATGCAGAGTTAATTCTACAATTTTACCTGTTGAAGGTTCNTAAAACACNGGAATAGGCATAACAGCATCTTCATTTGTACCTGCTACAAATTTAGACACTTTTCTAAGTAAAAAACCTTGTTGAAAGATTTTATTTCCATTTTCGTCTTCAAACCCAGTAGTATTTTTTAAATCTACTTGTAGTTGGGGATTTTTTAATTGTTCACTCATTTTTTTGTTATTATTAGATGGGTATATTTAGTTTTACTTGGATCCCAATAGAAAGTCCCATCGTTCCTTTGATTAAGATCTATATTATTTAAATTTGTTACTTTTGTTTCTACACTAACATTTTTCTTTGCCCACTCATTTTTTTCATGATCACCATTAAAATAAGAATAAATTCCATTAGGTTTTAAAATATTTAATGCATTATCTCTAAAATTATCTCTGCATTCTAACCATGTATCAAAATAAATTCCATCAAACTGAGGTAAATTTTTATACACATTTTGCCATTTATCAAAAATACAATTAACATTAGGTTTTTTATCCCACCCTTCACTTTTCATTTTTTCAATTATTTGGGGATGAGCTTCTATTATCCAATGTTCTTCTGGGTTGTGTGATTGAATATAATTATCTATTAGTCCCATTCCAAATCCAACATTTAAAATTTTGCCTTTATTTTTGCATATTATTTCTGCTGCATCCTTCATTATAGGATCTTCCCATCCCATCATAATAGCATTTCCATTTTCGTCTAAAATTCTATTATCATCAAAGGATATAGTTGATGAAAAGTATGGATCCATTATAATTGAATTAATTGGTTAATCAAAGCCATACAATTAATTTCTTTATCAATTCTAAAATTAGATTGATATGAATACTCATTAATATAATATGCTACTGTACCTTCTTTACCAGGTGCAAATTTATTAGCATTATCATATAAGTAACGATAAAATTCCTCAAAATCTTGGACATTAGCATTTGCAATAATTTGTCTAATTTCTCTCCATGATTTTTTTTCCTGTATAGTTCTTTGACCACTTGGGTCATATAATTAGATGATACTAATGCTGTTGTATCTAAATTTAATTTATTATCTGTTGTAGATACTTGTATTGTGTTAAGCATCTTACGTACATCGGGATAATGAATATCAACAATAATTCTTAAATTATCCTCAGTTGTACCAATATTTTCTCTTTTAACTACTTTTACTAAATGTTTAAGAATATCTAACTTATTAGGTGGAACTACTTTTAACGTTTGACATCTTGATTGTAAGGGATCAATAATGCGTTCTATAAAATTACAAGTTAAAATAAATCTTGTTGTACGTGAAAACGTTTCAATAACATTACGGAGAGAAGCTTGCGCTTGTATAGTAAGAAAATCAGCTTCATCCAAAATGACCACTTTAAGTGGTTTAAATGACATTGTACTAGCAAACCCTGATACTTTATCTCTAATTGTTTCAATCCCTCTTTCATCAGAGGCATTAATATAAAGATGGTCACAATCAATATTTTTAACAATAAGTTTAGCAAGAGTGGTTTTTCCTGTTCCAGCTGGTCCATAAAATATTAAATTTTGAATATCATTTTGATTAATATAATTTGATATTGATTTTTTAATACTTTCATTCCCTACATAATTATCCAAATTTGTAGGACGATATTTTTCTACTAATAGGCTGTGATTATTCATAACTTAAATATACAAAACTTTTATTAATTTACCAATTTTAGATTCCCTGCTTAAATTCCCCATATAAAGAATACATTTTAGGTTCTTCGGGTTTAATTACTTCTTCAGTTGTATGAATAGCATATAATTTACTTCCCATTGGATCTAATCTGTATTCACCTTTAAAACTAGTTTTATTTAAATAAGCTTCTAGGGTTTCTGTCAAAGTAGGATGAACTTGTTTTTTTGAATCAGCAACAAGTTCCCACCTGTCACCAGGAGGAACTCTTGTTGCTATTAATTCATTATGTTCTTTTATTTCTCTTTCCATATTACATTCCCATTCCCATCATTGGATTAGGTTCAGTTTTCTTTTCATCCTTAGGATCATTAACTACAACACACTCAGTAAGTAATACAGTTCCAGCTACTGACGCTGCATTTTCTAATGCAACTCTTGTAACCTTAGTAGGATCTATAATACCAGCTTCTTTCATATCTACTACTTCATTAGTTTTAAGATTATAACCCGCCCAGGTATTATTTCCGGATTCTACTAATTTATATTTACCTAACATTTGTGCATTAACTTCATCAGTTCCTGCATTTATAAGTATTTGTTCAAAAGGTTTACCACAAGCTTTATATACAATTCCTGATCCTATATCTTTAGTATCAATATTTTCTCTAGCATAAAGTAAAGCTGCACCCCCTCCTGGTACTATACCTTCTTCAATAGCAGCTCTGGTAGCGTTTAAAGCATCGTCTACTCTATCTTTCTTTTCATTCATTTCAGTTTCTGTATACCCACCTACATGAATAATAGAAACACCACCACAAAGTTTTGCTAACCTTGTTTGTAGCTGTTCCCTTTCAAATGGAGTTTCTGCTTTATCTACTTGTGTAGTAAGTTCTTCTATTCTTTGATTTACTAAATCTTCTTTACCTTGACCATCAATGATAGTAGTTTTTTCTTTAGTAATTGTAACAGTTCTAGCTTGGCCAAACCAATCCCAAGAAAATTTTTCAAGCTTCATACCTTTATCTTTATCATAAACCTGACCACCTGTCATTGTAGCTATATCTTCTAAGATTAATTTTCTTCTATCACCAAAATCAGGAGCTTTAACAGCTGCCACTGCTAGTGTACCTCTTGCTTTATTAACAATAAGAGTAGCTAAAGCTTCATTATCAATATCTTCAGCAATAATTAACAATGATTTATTTGTAGATGAAACACCCTCTAAAATTGGTAAAAGATCTTTAACATTTGAAAATCTATGGTCTGCAACTAAAATATAAGGATCCTACTAATGTACAGGTCATTGTACTATTATTAGTAACAAAAAAGTGAGATTTATATCCTCTATCAAATTGAATTCCTTCAACTGTTTCTAAATATGTGTCACCAGATTTACTTTCTTCAATGTGTACAATTCCTTCTTGACCTACTTTTTCCATAGCTGTAGCAATTAGTTTACCAACTTCTGGGTCATTATTTGCTGATATTGTTGCAACTTGTTCTAATTGATCTTGGCTTGAAATATCTTGAGCAATATCTTCTCTAAGAGTTTCTGTTACATTTTTAACAGCTTTATCAATACTTCTTTTAATTTCAACAGCATTAGCTCCATTATTTAAATGTTCAAGTCCTTCTTTAATCATTTCTCTTGCTAGTAAAGTAGAAGTAGTTGTACCATCACCTGCTTTATCTGCGGTTTTTACAGATGCTTCTCTAACTAAATTAGCACCTAAATTTTCTACAGGATCTTTTAACTCAATGTGTTTTGCAACTGTAACACCATCTTTAGTAGATTGAGGTGATGCCATACCTTTTTCAATAACAACATTTCTACCATTAGGTCCTAATGTTGAAACAACAGCATCAGCTAATGTGTCAATTCCTTTTACTAATTTTGCTCTCCCCTTAGGGCCAAATTCTATAATTTTACTCATTTTTTAAATATTAAAGTTCATTTTCTAATTTATCCATTTCTTCTTCACTGATTAAATAATTATCATCTTCTTCTTTTTTAAAGGGCTCTGTATTTGCCAGTGCCTCTTCAACATCTACTGTTTTCTTTACTTTAGCTAATATTTGGTTTTCTGGACCCACATAATATTCTTCTCCATCATGCTCTAGTTTAGTAAAACCTTGCGTAGGTAAAACAACTATATCGCCTACCTTGCTAATTGTAGGAATAAATGTTCCCGATATTGTATGTTGACCAGGTCCTACTGCTATAACTTCTCCGTGTTCATTTTTGTCTTTCCCTACATCAGGGACAACTATTGAACCATACTTTGTTTCCTCTATTTCCAGAGGTTTAACAATAACTGCGTTAAATAATGCTTCTAAATTCATAATCCTTTATAATTTTGTAATTTTTTTAATTCTACCACTAATACATCCCACCTTTCAATATACTCTTTAATACTGTTATATTGTGTCCTTTCATTATTTAGCTTTTCTCTAGCAACACATTGAAGTGCTGATCCAAAAGTTGAGTAATGTCCTACAGGCTTTTCATAATCTTTACCTTCACTACCTTCTTCTAAATATTTTTCTTGGGGGGTTACAATTTGATATACTGTATAACAGTATGTGTCTTTTCCTATAAAATAGGGGTGCATCTTGGGATCCTTAATTTTTGTAGTCATATAACTTAATTTTTTATTTCCGTAAATATACGAAATATTAATTAATAAACCAACCTAAAGGGCGAACTTAGGTTAAAGATAATTAATTAATTTTTAAAACTTTTGGTTGTGCTTCTTTAGCAAATGGAATATGACATATTAGTAATCCATCATTAAAATTAGCTACTGCTTTTGTTGGGTTAAATTTTGTTCCTAACTTATAAGCTAAGTTAAAAGAACGTTTAGCTATTCCTCTATGGATATAATTCCTTTTTGGATCTGGATTTTTATCCTTATCATAGCTAAAGGTAATCATGTCTCCTTCTAACTTGATTTCAATAGCATCTTTTGGAATGCCAGTACAAGCTAGTTCAAAGGTTAGACCTGAATCGTCTTCAAAAATGTTAATTGGGTATTGTTGTTTGGCTTCTGTAGCCGGAATAAATTGTGTTCCTGTATCAAACAGGTTCCTAAATAATAGATCAAATGGATGGTATGATCTTTCTAAAAATTGTGTACTCATATCACTTTGTTTTTGTGCTGTCGTTAGATCAGCGGTTAATAAATAAATAAAAAACTTACGCCCTTAGGTCAGTTTATCTTGTTATACATATGTTAAAAATCAGTTTCCGCTTTCCTCACCATAAAATATTCTGAAAAAATAGTATCTGTTTTAAACTTCATTTCAATTAATCCCATAGTACTAATATTTAAAGTACCTTCTTCCATATCTTTATTTGCATGAAGAATAGTTTTAAATGTATCTGAATTAAATGGTATTTTTAAATCTTGTTCTGTAATATNCCCCATTATCTGGTATGTGATTTTATTATTATGACCGGATTCATCGCCAAATATAAATTCACAAACATTTTCTCCATCTAGATTAGTAGTAGTTGTTACTAACATATTATCTACTTGAGATAATGCACTTTTTGCTTTAATTAAATTATCAATATCTTCAGTAGTTAAGTTTAATTTAACTACAAATTTAGGTACATTAACAGTACCTACTTTACCTATTAACAATGCATCTGATAAAGCATATGTTAAATTAAAATTTAAATCTGATATTTTTAATTTTGTAAATATTTTATTATTTTTTTCTAATTCTAGAAGTAAATCTCCGTTGCATATACTAACTAAACTATTTAATTTTTTAGTATCATAAATAGCTAATGTGCTATCTTCTAATTGGAAATCATTACATACTAATTTTCCAATAATATCTTTTGTAGGAGACATAAAATCAATTTTCAATTGATTGTCTTCAACTATCCATTTAACAGCTTCATTAACATTTAAATAATATTTATTAATTACTGATTGTAGTTTTGCTTTATTTATCATAGGTTAAAAAACATTTTTTGGTATGGGTTTAAATTTAAGGTCCAACCTAAATCATTGTAAAATCCCTCTAATTTATTTAATAATATTGATTCAAATATTTTTTTTCTGTCTGCATATTGCTCAATAAATATACGAATCTTTTCTGGTAAATCCCACTCTAGGAAAGCAATAGCTTCAATTTGATATGGGTTAGGTTTCATATAAATCCATTTAATTTTACTACCTTGAGTTATATAATTATGGTTTTTATTTAAACCCCAAAATTTAAGTAAATCGTTATAAATAATAGTTGCTTTAACAGCAGCTGGTGCTCCTTTTCCTATAATAGAAAACATTTCTCCTGCTCTGGCTTTACGTTCTGTGTATTTATTTAATTTTTTTACTGATGTTGGGTTTCCTAATTTAGTTAAAGGTATAGTTCCATCTAAAATTTGTGTTTTGAATACTTTTAACCTTTCATCAATTTCATTTTGTTCTGCTCCTTTTAAAACATCAACTAAAGTTTTATGAAAAAATTCTCCCAATACTGGAGGAAAATTAGCTTTTTTAAATTCTAAACCTTTAACATCAAGTGATTCCTTTACGATACCTTCTTGTTTCGTAATCCATTGGGCATATCTTCTAGTGGCTCTAAAATAAGCTGATCTAATAACACACTCAGTTTTCATTTCTAATCTATGTTTACCTTTAGCATTAAAACAGTCAATAGCTAATTTATCATAAGAATTAGTAACAAGTTTTTCATAATCCATTGCTATACTTTCTAAAGCATTATCTCTTTCTTCAGCACTCATTTCATCAAAATCATCATTTCTAAATCTTAATAAAGGTTCAGCATGCATATAAATTGAATCTGTATCACTATAAGTACAGTAATTAGTATCTTCAGGATCACAAATCCACCAAGGAGTATCTTCTAAATGTTTCATTATTCTATAACTTTATTATTTTTAAATACAGTAAACTCAGTTAAATCTCTATATCCATTATCTTCACCTAAATCACTCATGTGTTCTGGGTAGTTTTGAAACATAGATAATCCATGTGCTGCTTGTTGAGGAGTCATGTACATGTTCCAACCACAAAATGTAATATCATCATCTTTATAATATTTTTCACTTCTACCCTCATACCTTGCTTTCCTAAACCAATCAACTGCTTCAATATCATCAGTTAAAATCATTCCCCCTTTCCAAATAGGAAGTAATTTTTTAATATGAAAAGATAAACACATAAATTGATTAGGAATATACATATTTGATGTTAATCGTTTTGCAGCATCCCAAATAGGATAAGGTTTTAATTGATATATTCCTTTCCAATGATTAATTTTTGCCCTTTTATCAAAAATAACTTCACCACCAGCATGTGTAATTGATTGAGGAACTGATAAGTAAGTTTGTGAAGGAATAGTAACTTTTTTTACTTTTAAATATTTACAAACTAAAAATAATGCATTTGTACAACTATCTACAGACACTGCATATGGAGAACCTGTGTACTCTGCTATCTCCTCTTCAAACATTTTTACTATTTTATATGGATNATTTTTCATTAGGGGTAAATTTAATTAATTTTGATTGAAGTTCCAACATAAAATTATATTCACTATTAGTTCCTCTTTTAGTATAAGTTCTATTAATAATATTATAATATGAAATGTTATTATCTTTAATTTCACTATCATCCTCAATAAATCGGATATTTGAAGGAACATTAAATTGAGACATTATTTTTCTTTTTTCTTTAATAGATATTGGTGTAAATTGAGGTTTAACCTTATCTGAAGTAATATCTTTAGCTGGCGTGCCACCATAAATTCTATTTTGTTTCATATCTTTTGTAATAACACTCCCTACAAGTGCCATAGATCTATCCTCAGCTACAATAGGAGATACTATACAATGTCCAACAAACCAAACATCATTTCCTATTATTAAGGGAGAATTACTTTCATAATTACATCCTTCGAGAGGATCACCATATCTAATATGACTCCATAATTGAGAATAGGCTCCAATGCCACAATTATTTCCAATTGTTGTTCCTCCTATACTATCAATAATAGTACCTTGACCTATCCAAGCATTATGACCTATTTTCATAGGTTTATATCCATGTAAAGTACTTTTATTATGTATTTTACAATAATCTCCTAGTTCAAAATCATCTACTAAAATTTGAACATCGTCCCCTATATAACAACCATCCCCAATTTTAATATTCTTTCCTTTTAATGTAGCTGTAGAAGAGATATAAGTATTTTTTCCTATATTATGCATAACATTTATTTTCCCAAAATTTTACGAAATTTTTTACAGTATTTTTATTATAATTATCCATTTCTATTAAATGGTCTTTTACTAAATGTTGGGTATTTATAGCATGTTGTAAATCATCAAACCCAAACGCAATTCCATATTTTTTAAGAGGATTATCTAATCTATATTCCTGAGGTGTAGTATTATAATCATAATATGCATTTAGGTTGTCTTTTACATTCATTATTATAACTTTACACCCACAAAGAGCTGCTATTTGGGGCCAAAAACTTAATTGATCATAACATAAAAAGTATTCAATGTTTATTAAAATTCTTCATTTAAGTATTTTTGGCACCCTAAGGATTTCCAATTATCTAAACTGGTAGAATTTAATTCTTTTGTAAAAATATCAGATTTAGGGCTGCTATGTTTATTATTTAAATGACAAAATCCCTTTCTATGTTTATTATTATTATTTTTAAAGACTTCAAAATAAAAATTCATTGCAATTAATTCCCCCCAATTTTGTTTTTTGTTAAGGTTAACTACACTTTTTTGTTTTCCATAGCAAAAATAATAGTCATTTTCACCCCAAGTTTTTTCAATAGAATCATCATTTTGGTTATATAAAAACCATCTTACTACCTTTTCTGTGCCAAACCAATTCTTATGTTTAGTTTGGTCATATATAGCAACTGTATTTTGATGGTAATATTCAAATGCTTCCCATTGCCAAGCATCTGGGGTGTTTCTATCTTTATCTACATTATTATTTTGTGAGGTTAAGGTATAAATATTTTTATGGGGGTATTCGGGTCTAGCAAACATATATACATTATGTTCTTCTTTTGCTAAAAGATAAGCTAAATAATGAAAAGCTATAACTCCACCTGTTAACATATCAGTAATATCATCATGTATATTAATAATAAAATTAATTCTTCCATTATCTTTTAATTTCATGTTATTGGCTTTTAATTTCTTTATTCATTGCTCTATTAGCTTCTAATGCAGATTCTTGTATAATACGTTGTCCACTAAGCGTTATAGCTTCAGATAATATAACATTACCATAACGGAATGAACCAAGAGCTGTAGCACCATATAATGAATTGAGTAAAATTTTCATTGTATATTGTTTCATATAATAAGCAGCTCCTAACTCTTTATCCCCTGATTTATATGCTTTTTTCATAGCATTTTTATATTTAACTCTTTCATCAAACCATTTTTTTAAAATTGTTGATAATACTGATTCACGATCAGTTGAAAACATAACTCCATTTGCTGATATTGATAAATTATTTTGTTCTACCATTGAAACTATTCTACCTATACTAACTTTTGTTCTATTTCGTTTAATATTTTCAACAATAACTTCTTCAGCATAATCTCTACACTTTAAATCATTTAATCCTAAACGATTATTTCTATCATCAGAATCTATAATTCTACCTACCATAGTTTCTTTACCAATATTAACCGTCATAATAATTGAGGGGTATAGTGAAGTTAAATCTAAGTCAAATACATAATTATAAATTCCTGCTTTGGGACAAAATAAATATCCCCCAGCATATCCTTTTTTAGACATTGGATTTCTATCTTTAGCAGGTGGTATAATATTTTTACCTAACAAATAAGCTGATATTGCTCCATCTTGTGTTTTAGTATTAGCATACACCTCACTATAATTATGTTTTCCTTTGTGAGATAAGTTTTTTACAAGTGCTAAATAATCTAATTTTTCATCTAGTTTTTTTAATATTTNAACATCAACAAAGTTATATTTAATAAATTTATGTATATCAGTTTCAAATAAATCATCAAGATTACCTTCATATTCAACTTTATTCATTCCAACATATTTCTCACCAATAGCATCTAATCTCATTGAGGGTTCATCTGCCCAACTAAACTTTTTATGTAAACGCATATAATCTAAAGACTCAACTCCACAAATTTGTATGTATTGATCCTTAAACCAAGGTGTTTCTCTTACATAACCTATTGGGGATAAATGTTTAGCAAAATCTTCCCCTAATACATTACACATTCTATAATATAAATAAGGAATATCAAAATAATCACTATTCCATCCTACTATAATATCAGGATCAATTTCTACTAAACCTTTACTAAAAATTTTCCTAACTAACTCTTCTTCTGTTCTACAAGGAATAATTTCTTTATTTTTTGCTTTAGTACGTTTTAATTGATTTTTTGAATCAAGAATTACAATAGCCCATTCATCTACTTGTTTATCATACCAAGCAATTGATGTTACTTTTTTGGGAGCTGATTTAATATATTCTTCTGTAAGGGCATCACCCATTTCAGTTTCAATGTCAAAAAATATTTCCCTATGAGTAGTAGATGGTTCATCATTTGTACCATATTTTTCAACTAAAAATTTTTGATAAGCAGGCATATCCTGAAAGTGAAGCTTTGGATTGTCAGATCTCCAATTAGTAATCTTTTTTAAAGGTTCTCCATTCAATCCTGTATATTGGGCATCTGCTTCATGACATTCGATGTAGGCTTTATTATCCCATTCAATTTTACTATAACCTTGATCTTCCCATAAATGGATTAAATATTTATTGTCTTTAATTCTTCGGGCAAATGCTTTTTTATACATCTATAACTTTTATTTTGACGTAAATATAATAAAGGCTTAACTCGTTTCCAAGTTAAGCCCTATTATTTTTAATGAGATTCTAATTAGTTAGAAAACACTCCCATTGGTGCGTATTCACATAATAGTTTAACTGTTGCTGCAGTAGTAAGAACAGCTCCACCAATAATTACTTGTAAATAAGGTTCGTAAGCTGCTGCTACCAATAAAGGTGCTGCAGGTGCGAATCCTATACTTTGACCACTAGCATGAGGTATTCCTCCATGATTTGAAGCAATTACTACGTTTTGTGCTATCGCTGTGTTCGTTTGATTTACTTGTGTTGAAGCAACTAAGCTTACGTCTGCTGACGAAACACCAACTCCTAATGAAATAGTTGTAGATGTTTGAGCTGCCATAGCACTTGTAAAGATAACACTAAACCCAATAATTACAGCTCCAGCTGGGATTGTAAACCCAGAAGCTAAATTATTAGTTTGAATTGTTACAGGAACATTGAGATTATCACTAACTAAATAATGTTGCTCATTTCTGCATAAATTGTTAAACTGATCTCTAATTACTTTTTTATCAGGAGAACCTGCTACGTAATCAAATCTGTCTTGAGTTAAATTTGCCATGTTTTAATTTTTAAAGATTAACGTTAATTTATTATAATATTACAATAATAAATATAACTACTACTCTAAAAACTATGAATTTTTAATTTCTTCTTTTGTAAAGAATTGTTTAAGATCAGGTCTATAATAATTTATATTCTTCATTACTTTTCTATCACGTGTTCTATAGACAATGTAATATTCTCCAACCTTCTCATAGTGACACGGTTCACCTTGCTCTTCGGAACGTTTTTTAACGGTAGCTTGTGCTTCCTCTTCGCTTGAGCAAGCCTTCGACATATTCGAACCTTGTACTTCTTGATACGCTGGCCATATTTTATCCTTAAGACCATGTAGCATAGTTCCATTACCCAACGAAACGTAGGCAATGTCACATAGAGCATCAAGAATCTCAACAATATCACCTGTTTCACAGGCATGTTTGTATTCTTCAAGTTCTTCAAGGATGAAATCATAAACAAATTGCCACTCTTTTTTTTCAGGAATTGTAGGTTCATAGTTATTAGGTTTTCCCATAGTGGCA